TTAATCATATTGATTAACCATAGCTTACATACTACTGCTCCAGCACCCTGTATAAGGGTGTTTAAAGCACTATGTGGGCTTCTTATACGTAATAACCTACCATCTATACCCTTAATAACACCTTTCCTTGATGCTTTCGTAACAGAATCACGTACTCTTTTTAATGCTGGCATATTGGAAAGGAATTTATTAATTAATATCTGTCCTTCCTTTGCACCTGCTCCAACAATCTTACCTATCTTAGATGCACCTGCACCATACATAAATGCATAGATAAATGTCTTTGCCTGATCTCGATTAGTTAATCCTGCCATTTTCATATTAGCTGTATGGACATCTCCTGTTAATAATATATCTGTAAACTTTTTATCATTCATTAAATGAGCAAGACATCTTAATTCTAATCCACTTGCATCAGTACCTACTATAGAATGAGTATAAGGATTATCAATAGTCCAACAATCCCTACACTCTTTTCCATAGGGAGAACGAACTGCAGGAACTTGAGCCATGTTAGGTGAATGATGTGCCATACGACCTGTAATAGTTTTTAATGTATGTACTCTCCCATGTACTCTACCATCTGTATCACTACATGCTTCTATCCATGACTTAATTTGTGCTATACGTTTTTGTAATAATAAAAATCTTGAAAACTTTTTAGCTTCAGGTATATCTAAACTATCTAATACTTCTTCACTTACTATTATGTTACCTTTATCTGTATGATGTGTTGGTTTCCAACCTAGATTTACTAATTGTTCTGCAATCTGTTGTCTTGAACCTATATTAAATGGTATATATTTTGTTTTTGTTTTTAATTCTATAACTGTTGGATCAAAATGTGTTCTTCCCCACTTCTCTAACTCATATGCTTCATCTTTTAATTGATTAAATAAACACATAGTCTTCTGTAAATCTAAAGCAAACCCATTTGATTCTTGTTGATTAACAATTAATCTTACTCTATGCTCAAGATTGATAGAAGATTTAGAAAATCCTTTACCTTCCTGTTTTAAAATATCATAAAGTTTATGAGTTATATTCACATCCTGTTTACAATACTCTAACATATCATCTGTATATATATCAAAAGTTTCTACTTCTCCTTTAGGCATTTGTAATTTCTTACCCCATGCTTCCAAGCTATGACCATCATCTCGAATAGGATTAAATAGTTGTGATAGTATTAACGTATCTACAATCTGACTAGGTTTTATATTTGTATTCAATAACTTATTAAGAATAGGTGCATCAAAAGATAAACCATTATGCATAATAAATTGGTCTACTCCATGTGACCAATCTCTAAATCCATGCAACAGGTCAGGTGGAAAAGGATAGACCTTACCTGTATCTATATCTTTAGCCACTACACAATGAACTACTGTAGGATTTAAACTGTCTGTTTCTATATCAACTACTGCTCTCATTTTCCTTCCACTCACAATCTTCTGTTGCACCACACCAATTACATTCTTCATCTTTACCAATAGACATTTCTGTTTCTTCCACAGGACAATAGTGATCCCACATTTTATCTTTAGGTAGGTAAACCATTACAAAAGAATCACATTGAGGACAATGTAAATTTGTTTCTATACAGTACTCAGAATCTTCTTCTTCAATGTCATGGTCTCCACCCCATATTAATTCTGTATTACAATACCAACATTTCATTAAAATGGTATCTCCTCATCACCAGAATTATTATCATCTACTTCATAAGGATTAGAAATTTCTTTCATACGACCTGTCTCTCTATCATAAAATAAGTGTGTAGCTATACCTGTATCTCCTGTATATCTATTCTTTAATATGCGTATGGTAGTTGTATTGGCTAACACTTCATCTTCAGCTTGTTGGTCTCTCTCTAATGCTACAACACTATCAGATAGGTGAGCAATAGAAGCAGAACCACGAAGATGTGATAGAGAGACTTCCTTCCCATCCTCATGTCCTCTATCTCCTGTAGGTCTACGTAAGTGTGACACTAATAGTAATCCTATACCTGTTTGTTCTACTAATGAACGTAACTTAGTCATAAGAATATCAATAGATTTTCTTTCATCATTATCTTCCTGACCTGATACAAGGATAGATAGATGGTCAAGGAATATCCATTTACAATCCAATGCCTGTGCCATGAACCTAACTCTTGAAAGTATTTCATCATTATTAATAGAACCAAAGTGGTCAAAAGCAAAGAACCTTCCTGTACCTACAGTATTATCAAACCATGTATCTAATTCTTCTTGACTATATTTCTTACGTACTTCATTAATATATAATCTAGCATTAGCATCTACTGACATGATATTAAAGGTAGTATTTTTTATACCTTCTTCCAATGCAAGTATACCTACATTATCATTTGTATTCTTTAACATATGATACATCAACTCTCTCATAATAGAAGACTTACCCATACCTGCACCACTTGTAAAGGTAATTAACTCACCTGTACGCATACCATAAGTCTTATCATTTAATTTAGTCCAAGGATAAAGACATGTCTCACAATACTCTTCTTCAAATAATGTACTCTTTAAATCTTTTAGATTAACTATTCCTGCAGGTGTAAATGGTTGTGCATTCCACCATGCTCTAGTAAATTCTTCACGTTTATTTACTTGTAAATATTCATTCGCATCTTTGTGTTCCATATGCATAATCTTACACTTGTTAGGTGAAAATAATTGTGCAACCTTTTCACTTGCTTCTCTACCTTGCTTGTCCATATCAAATGATATAACTATCTGGTCAAAGCTATCAAGATATTCAAATGCTTTTTTACAATCACGTAATGCTGACCCTGCTCCTGTCTTAATAGAAACACATGCCCACTTGCTACCTAGTAATTCGTAAGCAGACATGGCATCTACTTCACCCTCAGTTATAGTTATATATTTACCATTAGGAGCAAAGATATTCTGACCAAACAATAATGCTTCAGTCATATTACCTTCAACCCACATATCTTTGGTAGAAACATTACGTACTTTATTTCCTATATTATTTCCACTCTCATCAAAGTATTTATAGATGTGATGGGTATTCATATTTCCATTTACCTTCACATCTGTATTATATTTTTGTGCAGTTTCTTTAGATATACTACGTTCAGTTAATGCACCTAAAGTACCTACAGTTTTTATATTACTTTCTCTCTTCATAGGTATTATTGTTTCTGTTTGCATACTCTCTCCAAATCTAGTTTCACAGACAAAGCAAAAGCTATATCCCTCTGAATGGTTTACATTACCATCACTAGAGCCACACTTAGGACAAGCACCTCTGTCTAACCATTTTTTATCCATGTTATTATTCCAATTCATCAAATGAATTATCCCACAATTCTTCTACAAAGTCAAGCTTATCTTGCATAACTTCTTTAGTGTCTTGTTTAGCTAATGTTTTAGCTTCTTCTAAATCATATCCTTCTGTCAGATATTCTTTTAGAAACTCACGATAAACTTGACTTTGCTCTCTCTTCAAATCTTCAATCATCTTTAGTCTACCTTACGTTTCCATGCTCTTGGGTCGTCAGAAAATACATGGTCACCCCAATGATTAGGATAGTGGTCACCCTCTCTGTCTGCTTCAGCAGATATTTTAGGTGAGATACCATATAATTCTTTCATGTCATCTAGTAAATCTAAAAGGTTTTCTATTTCCCAGGCAGTCACATACTTAATGCCTGAGTCTCTATAACTTTGTAGAAAGTCATTACCTGCATTAAAAATATCAAGCAATCCTTTCTTTTGTTTATCATTTAAAGTCATCTCTACTTTAGGTGTTGTTGCTTTAGCCATGTTTTTACTCCTTTCATATGCTTTAGCTTCGTTTTCTATCCATTGGATAAAACTATTTTTAGACATCTTTTTTTCCTTTCTTTTTTCTAAAAGTTTTCTTTGTGTACCATCAAAGTCAAACCAAAATCCTCTGGCATCACTCATCTTTTTTCTCCTCTATATGTGTAGCATCAGGATTTTCATTAGGCATAGCCCATCCTGATGGTGTTGTATAATGGTCATTATGTCCTGCTCTTTTTCTTTCTTCATGTAATGCTTCTGTTAATTCTTTTATTCTTATGTAAGCATTTTGTAATTGTCCTTGTAAATCCTTTACATTTTTACGTAACAATTCTATTTCATTAAATCTTTTAATCATCTTCCTTGTCCTCTATATTTTTTCCATGTTCTACGTTTATGTTTATTTAATGGTCTGCTCAAAGGTGAACGACCAATAGTAGTTTTCTTTCTGACGTGTTCGTTTCTGTAAACAAAATTAATTCTCATCATAATCCTTTAAATAAAATAAATGTGTACCTATTTTATTAATAAAATAAAATTTATTTGCCCATTTAGGACGTACATAAACTGCATGATAATGTGTAGCACCTAATGTATCATGTAGTTCTACACCATTCAAAGCAAAATCAGCTATTGTATATGCATCTGCTTTAGCTTTTATATTTAACATACGTTCATGTTTTCCATCACAATAATAAGAAAAAGCACATCTGTTTCTTACTATATTATTCTTCCAATATACACCATCATGCACAACTTTGCAAATAGTATTTGGAAAATCATCTCTTCTTAATCTTTCAAGTATTACATTAGCTACTGCTAATTTACCTTCAAAACTTTCTGACCTTGCTTCATAATAAACTGCTTCAGCTAAACAATCTCTCCCATCATCAGCCATTACACTTATTGTCCAAACATATAACATGAGGATAAATATAAAAAAATAAATACTTCCTATTATATATCTCATTTCTTAATAACTTTCCATTTAGTTTTTAATTCCTGTCTATATCCAAAGAAATCACTACACCAATCTCCATGTCGTAGATAATGATTAATCATTCTTATATATCCTTCAACATTTGCTTTCTCTGCTATAGCTCCCTTTTCTTTTTCTCTAACTCTACGTTTAAGTGAAGGTAAAAGTTTCTTATTATATTCCAACCATTCTAATACAGTTCTTACATTGAACGTGGCATCTTCTCCTAATTTTAATACACTCTCATGTATCTGTGATTTATGCATTATTTTTCTCCTTTAAATTAATTTGTGGGCGAGAACTTGGTCTGCATTTCGTTGAGTTCTCATTAAGTGAATTGCCCTAGGATAACCTATCACACCCACACTCTATTGTACTCTCATTATTAATAAACCATCATCTTCAAATGGCTCTACATTAACACCTGTTTTTACATATAATTTGGAGATGTATGCTCTAGCTTCTGCTTCTGTTTTAAAAATTATAGTTTCTCCATTAAAATGTGTTAGCTGTTCTATGATAACATCTTCATCTTTTGTTGGATAACCTATTATAAACATTATACTACTCCAAACGTACCTAAAAACATCATAACTATAATATATAATACCCATAGTAACACAATATACTTGCATAAGTCAAATAGTTTTTTTATTATTATATTAATCACTCTTAACCTCTTGATTTATATAGTGTCTTTTCAAACAAGCCCTTACAAAATCATAGTGTTGTCTATATATCTTCTGTGCTTTAGGTAATCTCTTTCCATCTCCCATGATGTCATGCAGGTCATGGTAACTCCATTGCATAGTAGACCTACGAAACATTTCTTCTGCTATTTCTCTAACAAAACTTTTATAAACTTCTCTGTCTATGGTAACTTGTTTTTCTTTTGTTGGTTTAATTATATTACTTTCTCCAAACATCATATCATCAGTCATCTTTATTCTCCAAGTTGTTCTTCTAAATGTGTAGCTTTAACACTTTGTATAGCACTTGAAAATAATTCTTTAGCTTCTGCAACAGAAACATTATGCCACTCTAACGAAGTTGTATTAGTAGAACTAACTTTTTCTTTTCGTTTCTTTTTCTTAATAAACTTATTAAAATGTTTGTGTACTTCATGCTCATTAAAGTGTAACTTATCTGTTATGTGATAATCTATAACTTTACATTCAGTAGGATTACATGCATTAAAACCTGCTATACGAGATTTAAGTCCAGTAGTCATACCTATTTTAACCCAATCTTTCCAAGACTCATTTGTTATACAATAAATATAACCAAATTCACCTCTCTTTATTTTAAAACTATTTTCTTCAGTCATTTCTTTCTCCTTTTTTGTTTTAGTTTTATCTTCAGGAACTACTTCAAAAGCTTCATCTTCATTATCACAATTATAAGGTACTAAATTTATTACTTGAACTGCGTGTAAATCTGCTGAAACTCCTTTATGCTCTTTAAATTCCCATTCATAAGTAGAATATAATACATTAACCAATGAACCATTACCAACTCTAGTTGTA